CATTATCTTCAATTTGATTTGATGAATTTAATATAGTTTCCATTTCTTCAGTTAATGTAAAAAACAAAGTATCGATATATGTGTCAAAAAACTCAAACATAGTAGTACGTATTTGTATTGATTCATCCTCTATTTTTATTAAAATAGCTGATTCCAGTTCTTCAGTTCTATATGGTATTTTTTTTTCGGATATCAAACCACTATTATTATATCCATCTTTAAAGATAAATATACTCTTGTTATCGCGATTTATCAATCTGGCAACATAGAGATTTGTCCTACCTATATTCTTATAGCCAGAAATATATTTATTGACAAACATATCTCCAGTACCCAATTTAACATCCATTCTATTTTCCTCTTCTTCTACTTCTTCTGGTTCTTCTTTTGAATATTTCACAATATTTACAAATTCACTACTGGTCTTATTAAATGTAAATTCATATAAATCTATATTCGTTTCATTAATATTCCATCGATATACTTGCATTCCTGATTGATTATCATCTTCATTAATCAATTTTATACACACATTTCCTTTGAATAAATCATTACCACTATAATTTGAATTATTTAGTATTTTATATGCTTTGCTATTTATTGTAAAATATAAATTCTCTATAAATTTATCTTGGAACCTGACATCTACTACCTTTACTTGAATCAAATGCTCTCCAGTTTCATTTCGTTGAAATCGAATAATAAAATGATTTTCTATCTTTCCATCAATATATTCTCTTTTTTTAGTGCCACTATAATATCCATCCGTCATTAATACATATCTTCTTGTTTTCTTAGTCTTTCCCGAAGATGTTTTTCTAATCCCAAATAAACTACATACATAACTATTTGTATCTTTTGATAATATGGTTACATCCGTTTTTTCTGGGCTTAATTTTATTTTATTTGAACCAAGCATTACCAATGATATATCTTGCAATTCACTATCATCCGAATTAGAATCATTATTTGGCTTTACTCGAAAATATACACTTGAATTTAATGATGTATCATATAATCCTTTTTTATAATATTTATCGTAACCAGGTATGATATACGAGACTTGGGGCAATATTCGAAATTTTAAACTTTCATAATCGTTATTTTCATGTGTTATATTCGTTTGTAATAATTGAGACAAAGCATTTCTGTCCCCACTTAATATTAAATATCCTTTGAGAGCATCTGAAATACTTTCTTCATCCCAGTTACTATAATCTTTGTATACATTTTCTCGATTTAACCGAATATAATTGTAATCCCCTGCAGATACATCATCTGAAAATGTTGGAATTGGTATGCCATTTCTTAAAAAAGAACTTAATGCGTTTCTATCTCCTGGTCTATTTTTAGATCCATCCAGTATTAGCTGTATTCTTATAGCATCGGTTGTAGTATCTGAGTTCCATTGGGGGAATACTTCGTTTACATTCTTGCTCAATTCGATATAGTTAAAGAAACTCATATTATTATTACAAAATATATTCGAAAACTATCGATAGTATTCTCTTTTATACTAAATATCTAATCGGATACTTGACATATACAGGCTAAAAATTTTTACAACTGTACTACACACTCACACAAAGATTGAACTTTAATCTTGACCCGTGGCGGTGCTGTTAACAACAATACATCTCATATCACAATTGAATTGTCTGTTACTTCTATAATGTCCGGACCCGCCAACTTTTAGACCATTAAAGTGATGGATTCGTTGCGTTCCCTCGGAGGCGGCGGGTCTGTTGGATGTGTATTGCGAACGCGACGAGGACGAATTGGAGCGGCTAGAACCCGTTCTACCCCCTTTGGTATTACCTGTCGACCAAGTACTACTCTTCTCGGGTACAGCAGCCCCAGCCTCGTCTGGGAGAGTAGTCCAACCATTAGTGGTACCAGTTTGTCTGTAAGAAACTTGAACCTTTCCGACAGCTGCGTGACCGTTGTTCTTATCATAAGATACATATATAATTTTCCAATCATATCCTTCGCCTCGGCCGGCGTCACCTATTCTAAAACGGAAATGATGGCGTTCCTTATATTGCCACCAAACCCTAATCCTTGCAAAGCTCCCGTCCATCTGGAATCGAAGACTGTGACCAAACCTATATCTAGATTCGTTTTGGTCGCTTATATCAATCAAATGACGCCCTTCCCCACTGGGACCATTGCTAAACTGGGACAGGCTCCAATTATATAAAATAACACCAATAGTAAATCGCATTGGATCTCTTTCATTATCCTTGCCATGTCTGTTACCAACTATATTCTCAAATCCAGACCGACTTAAGAATGTGGTGCCGGGAGACAGCACCCCAGATTCAGTAAAAGTGTTTGACTGATTCTTGTATCTCTCTCTTAAAGAAGGATAACCACCTTTTAACCATCCCCAATCGTCTCCATCCATATCCGCCCATGTAATGTTTACAGTTGTTGTAGCACTTGTTTCACTTACCAGATTTGAACATTTCCATGTAATTATGTATTGTGTGTAACTATTTGTCACATTTAGAGTAATTTTATCACTTGTTCCAGCTAAGAGATATCTTCCATCATCACTATCGGGATTAGATCCACTTGAAGGAGTAATTTGATAAAATATTCTTGTTACTCCTTCAAAAAAATTATTTGGATCGGATGTATTGGGGGGATAAATATTAAGTGTTCCAGAATTACTCCAACCTTGTTGCGACGACACAATACTTCCAGATGAAGGTAAGCGTGTGCCGCCGCCGATTTGCTGTGCGTTTCCTGAAAATGTCATAGTCGGTACACCATTTGGAATCAATCTCAAATATCTGATTTTAACTTGAGATGTTTGATATAACTCTAAAAACACAATTCTATAAAATGTATATCCGGTATTACTTATACCAGAAATTACGCGACTTGGATGATTGTTAAGCTGTACATCAATATCATCAAACAGTTCCTGCTCGAACTCACCAGCTGGGGTTTCATATACAAGATTGTTTTGTGAAGTAAGACCATTATCCTTTTTACCAATGTTATTTGTATTAGAACCAATAATTGCAATTTTTTTGAATCTAAAGCCATTTTGACATTTGAATCCAAAATTTTTCCAATTTCCAGATTCAATACTGCCATTTTGTAAGTTTTTGCGATTACTCGAAGTATTTATTTGTAACCAATGCCCCTTATATGATGTTGTTCCGATATATGAGATGTAAACATATTCTGCATTGTTGCTTGCATTTTTTGCGCCAGTCGAAGTATAGGGACAGTCATGTGGAAAAGCATCATCACCGTCATAGACTTTTGTTGCCCAAACTTGCGAATTATTCGTAACCAGATTTTCTGGCCGAGTTGATTCGAATTCAATTCCCGATACAGTTAGATAATCCGAATCATTATCTGGCACATATTGAATATAAGAAAGTTGAACATTTTTGACTGAATCTTGATTCGAACCACCATGTATCTTTTCAAAAACGATTCTATAATGATCAAACTCTTGGCTACTTCCCAAATTAATTGATGGCGAATAATATCTACCATAAAATGAATTATTACTTCCATGATCATTCCAAATCATACCTGTAATTCGAGTAAGTAATACACTTGTTTGTGTTTGTGCACCATAATCACCATTATTATTACTTCCTAAAACCGTTACTGTATATGGAAGCGGTGCCGCAGTTATACTTTGGATCGATTGCGGTGCCCACAATCGAATATTTCTTCCATAATTTGTTCTAGAATTAGAATCATTATTCCACCAAGTATTATCGTGGAAATGATTGAATTGAATCCATTCACCTTTTATAGTTAAAGTCCCATTCCATGCTCCTACCTTTGCATAACTTAAAGCACCTGTTCCTGTTGGTGGATACATTGGATTACTACTATCTGCGCTACTGGAGCCATATGAACGATTTGGAAATTTTTTAAATGTATTGGGATTTACATCAAACAATTTATATAAACTCGAATTATATACGGTAGGGACATTTTCCGCAGCACTATTAACTCTTGATTCGGTTAACCAACCAAAATCAGATACAACATCTACTGATTTTGTTATTGAATTCGCCTGATTATCTACAACAGTCCATGATATTGTTGTTGTTCCAAATCGGAAATCACCAACATAAGGTGCAGCAATGTTACTCCAAGAAGGAACTTGTGGTACCACTGCTCCGTCGTGTGTAAATACACATGTAGCCCCACCTTCGGTGCGTAGGCCACTTCCTGTATCATTAACAGTTGAAGGCGCGAGAATTGTATGATTTATACTTTTCTCATTTATATCCAAATCAGCATTTTTCATAGTCTTAGAGTAAGTACCTTCAAATACTAGCTCTGGAGGTGTGTTATCTTCAACATCCACTGTCGTGGTATAATTGTTTATATTTCCATTATTTGCGCTATCGTGCGCCGTCCATTGTATTGTATAATTACCCACCTCGAGACCATTTATAGTATGGGTTTTAAATTGATTCGTCCCCGATGTGCTGAATGTACCACTTTGTACTGTATCTGACCCTCTCTTAATATTATAACTTACTTCATTCAGATATCCATCTATATTATCCGTTGCCCATGGTACACTTACATTAACATTTATAGTACTGTTATTTCCAGCCAGTGTGACGGTAATCGAATCTGATCCAGCTTGGTTTTGGTTTAAAAATCTAGGACCATAGTTATCTTTGATATATATAGATTGCCTCTGGATAAACGGACGACCAGCAGCATCAATTACCTTCCAATCTACATATCTTTCAACACCATCAGGGCTTGTATTCGGAGTACCATAAAAATTTGCAGTAATAATATTATTATTAACTGTATTATAGGCACTATTTGTGCCACGCGTATTAGTTCGATACTGAAGTACGTTTTTGGATGAGTCTATGTTATCAGTATGACTTGGCGCACTGATATATAATTCCTTATATTCATCATTGTCATTAATTGTATGGGTAACACTCCATCCACCGGTTGGTGGACCGGTAAATATCGGATCATTATCATCTGTAATAGTAATTATTTGCTCCTTGATGCTTGATTGAGTATTACCCGCTTGATCGATTGCAAACCATTGTATTCTTAAAGGTTGATCAACGTAATGTAATTTTAGATTGTTCATAACACTAGAAGAGGATAACCATCCACTGGCGCTATTCTGTCCTTGTACAAAACTTCCTTCGTGATTCCAATCACCGCATCTGTGGTTGACTCCTGACTGGGTGGAAGCGTCACTTGGTATTCCCCCATCATGTGTCGTAATTTTCCATCTAAGTTTTATTTGTGCTGGAACCGCATTTGGATCATTATAATTATCCTCAACACTTGGAGCTGTTAAATTAAATGTAACAGTTTTTACATCTGTACCCGAAGACATTTCTTTTGTCAGATTTTGAACATTTCCAATAACAGGCCCGTAATCATCAGTCACATATATAGTTGTAGTCTTATTTGTATTTTTTCCAGCCTCCTGATAGCCGCCCGCTCTTAAGTAATTATGCGACTGATCTTTTGCATCCCATTCAATTACATATGGCTGATCAGCTATCTTCCATGGATATTGAGTTATATAAGCTGATGTCCAAGCGTTGATTCCAGCACGGTTGAGTGAGGGAATTTCAATCTTTGTTGTATTATTGATTGTTTTAAATACTCTCCACGATAAATCTACTGAGCTACTTATATCATCATATACTGAACTTATAAAATTACTTACGGGCACACTATATGATTTATAAGGGAGATTATCTTGTACAAGCAATGTTAAATCTGCAGGACTTCTCATAGTAATCTGTGGTGGCCAACCATCTAATAATGTAATCCTTGTCTCTCTTAGTAAAGTCTCACCAATATACAATTTATCTGTATCATTACTAAAATTTGTTCCAGTTGCATCAGAAGCATACCATCTTATTTTATACGGTCTTTTATTATAATCATACGTATGTGTTATATCAACATTGAGTAAAGGACCACTGCTTAGACTAATGTCATTTTCAAGTGTATCATAATTCGAAGACTGCGAACTCGAACTAAATATCTCCCAACGAATTGTAGGTTCGCGCCTGTCAATAGTATTATTTGCTAGCAGATATCCAACATTATCTATTATAGAGTCTATATAAGTAGAAGCCTTAATCACTTTTTGTGTAGTGGTACCCGCATTATCAATATGCAGAATAGCATTATTCCAAACTGAATTTGCACTATTCTTTAAAGTAATTACAGGTGGATACTTATCCACAACTATTATCTCTTGTTCTACCTCTGCTGGATTATTAAAAGCATCCCTCGCCAACCATGTTATTTTATTTGTCCTAACACTACTTGCAATTGTTGCACAAATTATATTGAAACTCTTTTGAGTATTAGTATACATGCTGCCACTTTCATTATTGCCGTTTTCCGCATTGTAATAGGTATAATTAATTGTAGATACTGGTATATTTTCACCAGTTACAGTTGGAGATGTTATGGATACTGATTTATAGTTCACATTATCTGTAATCTCTGTATACTCTGAGAGCGCCAAATGGCTTGCATTAAGTGTTACGACTGGCGCGATAGTATCGCCGGTACTCTTTTCAGAACCTGCATGATAATGTAATATATTTTCATAATAATCATAATCAAAATTTGGCTTGTTTGATCTTATACTTGAGACATCCCATCCATCAATTACCTTAATTATAACATTCCCGTGATAATAGTCGATATTTGAGTCGTTGACCGTGAAATCTTTATAAAATACGTCTATCAATCCAGAATCTTCAGCATCGCCAAAATTGATAGGGAGTTGGCCTGTAACATAAAATTGATACACCCCTGGGCCGTCTTCTCCCGTATTTAGACCTATTTTCTCAGCAATATCAAATTGAGAACCACCTCCGGGTAATGTACCTTCAGCTAATTCAAATTTATACCTTTCTTTTCCTCCATAAAGCAAATTATCTTTAGTAAGATTTATTACCGTGCCTTGTGGAAATGAAGTTATATCTTCATTTTCTGGTTCGGGTTCCGGTTCAGGTTCCGGTTCTGGTTCTGGTTCCGGTTCCGGTTCTGGTTCAGGTTCCGGTTCTGGTTCAGGTTCGGGTTCGGGTTCTGGCTCCGGTTCCGGTTCTGGTTCTGGTTCCGGTTCCGGTTCTGGTTCTGGTTCCGGTTCTGGTTCTGGTTCTGGCTCAGGTTCTGGCTCAGGTTCCGGTTCGGGTTCGGGTTCTGGCTCAGGTTCTGGTTCGGGTTCTGGCTCTGCAACGTCGGTTTTAATAACTAAACTTATGGTTCGGTCTTCTTGCAACGGACGGTCATCGTTTGAAAAACTAAGGTCTGTTATTTTGAAATCTACTCTAAAATTTTGGTCTTGGTCTATTTCTTGTGGCCATCCATATAATTTTTTATCTGTGTCATCCCATAACATCCAAGGTATTGGGTGTGTAGTATAATCATTGGGATAATCATCCCAATCGTTTTTATCAGTTGCATGACTACGAGAATCAGTATAATTATTACCACTCGTGACAATGCCTTCAGATTGAAAAGTTTGTGATGAATAAGTACCATCTGGATTCTCATACAATTTCACAGAGCCTTGAAGATATCCTTCTATTGTATTATCTGTAATTCCTCTTGCTACAGTATTCCCGTCCGCGTCCACTTGTCCGGTTACAGGATACACAATGTCTATTTGAATATCACTACTCGGCAAATCAATCACTTGTCCAGATGAATCAATAACTTGAGGTTTATATTCAAAATACAATCCGGGTAAAATTTTAGCTTTAGAAGGATACTGGGTAAAATTTAGCGCAAATTCGGGTTCAGGTTCTGGTTCTGGCTCTGGTTCGGGTTCTGGTTCGGGTTCAGGTTCTGGTTCGGGTTCAGGTTCGGGTTCCGGTTCGGGTTCCGGTTCTGGTTCAGGTTCTGGTTCTGGTTCGTGTTTGCCACCTGCCCCTATTATATGTAGTATTCCTTTTCCAGTTGTTGGTTCTCCATTTATAATACCGCTGGTTTGTTCATCGGGATAGCTTGCTACAATAATTGAACCATCTGAACTAATAGATAAAGCATCTCTGGCCCTGTCGCTTCCTATTTGACTTGAATAACTAGGTAAATTGACTATATCTGTAAAATGTAATAGAAAATCGCCTCGTTCTTGAAGTTTATATATCTTAATTAATTCAGTAGGTATTATTTGATAATAATAAATAAAAAGATATTCCGCATCACCACTTATTTGAGTAGTTGTTCCTCCCATAACGTAATCTTCATTCGGTATCTCATGACTTTGGTTCCAATTGTTCCCAGAATATTTATATACTCTTGCACTATAAGGTGGAACAATACCTATATATTCTTCTGTTAACCCATGCGTAATTGTATTACCATCATTTTTACTAAATCCAATATTGTCGTAAGCAAGTCGTTGATTATTTAAATGTCCTAATATAGTTTGTCCATATTGAATCCAATTATTACCAGACTGTTTGTATGTGTATATTGCCCCAACTTGTGTAACAATTCCATTGGAATCAGTAGTAGTAAAATTTGGTGCACCAATACAAATTTTATTTCCATCATTCGTAATCGAAACAAAATGTCCGAATAAGGTAGAATCAGCTTGATCTGTTTCACCATACATGTCTTGGATGAGAGTCCAATCACCATTGTAATAACGAAATATAGAAACAATTCCCGAAGGATTCGATGTAACATCTGAGGCATAACTTTCTCCCAAAATTACATATTTCCCATCACCACTAATATCACATACGGGATCCCTTTGTATTGTTTCGGTAGTATTGACTTGGCCCTTTGCCGGAATTGTACGTCCAATTTGACTCCAAGTATTGGTATTTGTATCAAAATCAAAGATTCTTAATGTGCCTTTTGTGCTTGGAATATTATCATTGGGTTCACTTCTACTTATAACCGCAATTCTATAACCATCACTGCTTAGTGCAAAATCATATCCGAATTCGTCGGTTATATTTTCTCCCAATATTGTATTTCCCAATTGATGATAACTTGCAGGTCCTCTTTTATAAATAATTACGGCTCCACCTTGTTCTCCTGAATTACCAGTTGTATTATAATTCGTATCACTAACCGCGATTATAGATCCATCATTATTTGTTTTATTTTTTTTAGCAAATTCACCACTAGTATTGCCATCATTTGCTCTATTAATAATTTGAGAATTGTTCCAAAGAGGGACGTGTTCTGGTTCAGGTTCTGGCTCTGGTTCAGGTTCAGGTTCCGGCTCTGGTTCGGGTTCTGGCTCTGGTTCAGGTTCTGGCTCTGGTTCAGGGGGAAGTTGAAAGCAAGCATCTGAAAATTTTAACCTCCTGTATCCACCTAAATAACCAATTTGTGTATCTCCAGAACTATTTAAAGAATGATAACTAACTATTCCAAAATTATCTTCTGATGTATTTATTATTTGTTCATTTCCATTTGCGTCAATTTTGAGATCAGGTATTGTTATTATTATTTCGCCAGTATAATAATCAACGTTCATATTTTCGACTCTAAACTGTAATCCATTCGAATCGTGGCTATATTTATTACCAGATACTTGAGTAATTTGAAAATAATCTGGTTTATTTACAACAAAACCGATTGGATTAGTATCCGGTATACGTATGGCGTAAGTTCCTGTATTCATTCCGATATAATCGTATAAATTATATGATACCGAGTTAAATTCGATTTCTCCGGCTATATTAACAAAATTATCAGTCAATTGACTCAAACATTGTACAATAATTTGTTCAGTTTCTGGTTCAGTTATAGCCCAATCATCAGTACGTACAAAAGAAACAACATTAATATTTGGACTATTTTTATCGTAAACTGTATGGTCAATATCAATATTTTGCGTTTTTTCAATAGTTAATTCAATATTTTCCAGTCCTTCATATACCATATTTACTGGAAAATTTTGTGTAATAATAAGCTCGATACCATCTCCTAATTTTATAGCATCACTTACATTTGTGGTAAAAACGATTTTTCTTTCACCTAAAACTTCCCATAATGTTCGTAAATCGGTTTCACTAAGTCCCTCTGTATTCGCAATAAATCCGGTTTCTTGCCCGTCAATCGTTGTACGATGACCGGTTATATTACTAATACTGTCTCTGAAACTTGTAGCGGCGGGATATATAAAAGACACCTTTGATAAAAAAGCATATTCTGTGTTAAAAATATGCTGAGGAGTTTTTAATATAATTGTTCCCGGCGAATATTCATTGACCTGAGTTAGCTCCAAATAAAAAGACTCAATTTCTGGTTCTGGTTCTGGTTCTGGTTCTGGTTCGGGTTCTGGTTCTGGTTGTGGTTCTGGCTCAGGTTCCGGTATAAGTCCTCTATTAAGCAAATCCTTCTTTAGATTCCAACCTTTCGCCTTATCAAGTGTATACTCGGAGTTATTCGCATGTCTTGTTCGTCTGTCGCCTTCGCGAGCAGAAATAATACATCTTTTATCTTCTATATTAGTTCCTTGTTTTCGCGCAGGCATTACTATAAGTTGGATATTAATGATGTATTAGAATATGCATAATCTAATATAGTACCCGTATCTCTTTCTTGCCAGCCATTTATTTTTATCTCACCTTGATGTACTTTTACATGACACTGTTTACACAATACAACCAAATTATGTAAACTATTCATATGAAAATTATCTATAAAACCATCACAATTCGCTTGACATTGCATACCAATATGATGTGTATCCAATGGAAGTGAATTTTCATTTTGAGGACTATATGAACAGATTTCACATCTTTTAACTAATAAGTTTGGGTTATATTTTGAAAACTTTGGTTTTAGACTTGGTTTCATTTTTACACCATTTCTTTTTAACATCTTACGAAATTTCTCATCTTTAAATACTTTGTAAGCTATTTTTGTACCATAGTCTCTGTTTTTTGGCGGACCGGAGGTAAGTTTTCTGTCAAAAATTAATTCCCCGTTATCCAATTCCCGTATATTTAGATGTACCACCTTCAAACTGGGTATCATATATGTAGTCTCTAATAATTCGAACAGGTGTGTTGCGAAAATATAACTTGCGTTTTTTTGGTCTAGCCATTGTAACATTGTTGTTACAATGTTAGTTGCAGACTCTCTCTCAGTTGATGCACAGAATTCATCGGCAATAACAAGTGTCTTATTTGTTGCATGCTTTACACATTTATCCGCTTCTGTAATTTCACATATAAATGAACTGTGTGCTTCAAATAAATTATCCGAATTACCAATCCTAACAATTAGTTTTTCATATGGTGTTATTTTGTATTCTTTTGCTGGAACAAACATACCAGACTGACACATTATTACCGATAATGCTACGCTCTTTAATAATGAAGATTTTCCTACAGAATTTACACCATATAGTAAATAACTATCATCACCACCAAGAATAATATCATTGGGGACAAATGCTTTTCTTTCATTCTTTAATAATTGTTCTATCATTGGATGGCGAAGTTCCTTAGCATTAATACCACTATTTTCAGAATCAACTAAAACAGGCCGAACATAATTCCATTCAATTGCCAACATTGCATAAGAATAATATACATCCATCCAAGCCATTGAATCAATAATTATCATCAAACATTCATCATAATATTTCTCATACCAATCAACAACCTTCTCCTTTACTAACTTATTTGTCAAACTATCTATCTTATGCTTCAAATATACAATTTCCTCCGTTTTTTTACGAGTAATATCAGAAGTAATTTTAACTTGAGATGTATTACTCGAAAATTTAAGATTTTTTGCATCCTCTTTTGATAAATATGAGTCAAAATTCGGACACTTCGAACCCCAATTCGCAATACCGTTATTATCAACCAGCTGCCCATCAACATATGACTTAATTTTTTCCTTCAATGCATTAGCTCTTTTTTTCGTAGTCTCAAAAAAATATCCGTCCTTATCAGTATTACGTAAATGTATTGTTTCACCACTCAAAGAACATAAATCACTACGAATATTTTCCAAATATTGAAAACATTTATCATAGCTATTATACAATTCCTCTAAATCTGGACTAATTCCTTCATTAAATACATTGCCTCTTCCATTTCTACAAGAATCAATAGCAAATTCTGCCTCTATTTCCGAAGAATAATTCTGGAATTTCTGAAAAATATTCTCATCTGGAATCCAATGTGGTCTCTCAGAATATCCCAATACAATTGTTAACAATGTAACTATACGATTATTCATATCATAAATCTTAGGAATATCAGAATAAGCATCAATGCGTCCGATTGCAAAACGACGATACAAACGTTCCAGATCATGAATATGAAGATGCTTCTTAATATCAGACAACAAAGTTCTATTTTTTACAAAGAATTCTACTGCATCATAACGCTGATTTAATACATCTATTTCACACGAAGGATGACGGACTAAATATAATAGCTTCTTCTTACCAGAACATGTTAACGTCTTATTTATAAACCTCATCAAATTGTCTTTCTCGTTCGAAAATACCTGTAGTTTTCTAAAAGCGTTGTTATATGTTACCAATTCTGTATTTTTAGATTGCGAAATGTATTTTGGACGAGATAAATTTTTTACAAAATCAGGATGGTGATCTTTCAAAAAATCCAACATTAACAGCATATTGCCTATATCTTGTTGCGATACATTCTCCAAATTAAGATTATCATAAATTTCTTCATAAATGTTATGATATTTTGAAAAAAATTTCTTAAGTAAATCCTTATGATTTTTGTGATTCAAAACGCAATTTTTAGCCTCAGATACAGAAATTACTTTATTATGTACTAATTTTTTAGTACCAAAATTTGGTAATTTAATGTCTTTGTTGCTAATTATATTCAATAGCACTTCATTCGCCCTATAAGTATCCATTAAATCGTGAATCTTTACATATAAATCTTGAATTGAATCACCGGGATTTTGTTCAATTTCCATTATGCGAATATCTCCCCTATTTGTATCTGAAATACTCATATACATATACCAATCATCTCCATCGGGTTCTACTAAAACAGATGTCAAAATCGCATCATCTTCCTCATTATCACTATCTAAATTACAACCTGGGGATTTAATATGAGTTACTTCACGTTTTGCGGGACTAGTATTTGTTACTTGTTCTACGTATACAATTGTATAACCGTTTTGAAGTAGTTTCTTTTCATGTCTCTTATAACTACACACATTTACACCGGCCATATAATGGCCTTCTTTCTTCTTAGTAACACGGAATCCAAGAATATTCTCACATACTTTTAATTGTTCTGCATCTCTTTGATCTCCGGGCGAATAAACTTCAAAAAAACTTCCACATTGCATAAGAACTATTGTCTTATGACCATACTTATTTCTATATTCATCTATTAATTTACAATATTCATCTAAAATATTAGGCATAATTTACCTCTCTCTAATTATATTTATAGAACTAGTCTTATGTTCATTTAAGATTAATCAAATGTACGTAAATTATGGGCGTGCCAGCCAGGACAACAACTGGCAAATAAACACCCCCCTATACTAAATCCACTATCATTCGCGTATGCTTGTCCGGATAATTTTATTTCCCGAACTTCCCACTCTTTTCGCCTATATGGAAAAAATCTAACAACTTGGTCTATATATACGATTGTATAACCGTTATATAGCATTTTTTTTTCATAATATTTATACATGTTGTATCTAAATCTAGATACTATTTTGCCATTCTCATTTGTTACATTAATACGAAGAATATCTCTACAAGCCGCGATTTGTTCCTCTTCATTAGTATCAGAATATACTTCATAAAAATCCCCTACTTGTAATAGAACTATTGTATCCGCACCGTACTGATTTCTGTATTTATTTATTTGCCTTGAATACTCATCGGCTATATTTGTCATTTCTATTAATATTCATTTATATTTTTCTCCAAGTGCGTCTAATTTTATAGTATAAGATTATAACTACTAATATTTAGTATGGCTTTTGTAGAAGCAAAAGATGGTGAAGTTGATTATCTTGATGTTGACACCCCAATCCCAGGACAGCAGTATGCGTGTATGTCGTTTATTTCTCCTGAAAAAGTTCTAGTAAAGAAAGAACAATTTGTATTAAATAAGTTTATGAAATCTCTTGCCGATAAGGAGGGTAATGTTGCTATCAATATCAATGATTTTGATTCAAAATACGAAGACTATATTACTTTGAATACTGAAGAAATTGAGGCAGATTTTCACAAAGATGCGGGTTTTCAAACATCCATGCGAGGTGTCAAAATTCGTGGTGTTTATAACACTTACGATGAAGCTTCACAACGTGCTAAGATTCTTCAGTCTTCTGATAGAGATTTTCATGTATTTGTTGGACAAGTCGGATATTGGCTACCATGGGATCCAAATGCCGACAATGTTGCAGAACAAGAATATATGGAAAAAGAGTTAAACGAACTTATGCGAAACTACAAATCCAATCAATTACAGCGCGATATGTTCTATCAAAATCAAGTTGATGAACAAAAGAAACAGGCCGCCCAAGAAACAGAGGAAAAAAAGAAGAAACTCGAGGAATTGCAGGAATCGCAGGAAGCTACAACAGAATAGATAATTTATTCCATTGTCTTTGCCGCAATTTGAATATCATCAAAAATTCTCATAAAATCAGACCAACATATCCAAAACAAACCGTCTGCATCGCTTGACCAATTTACTTCTTTTGCAATTTGCGGATATTGTTTCCATTTTGGAGAACTATCACACCAGTCAAGTCGACTTTCATGACTATTACCCCATGGATTTCTTAACTGAACTAACCTAATATTTCCTTCCTCAAATACTTGTAGTAAAGAGTAAGCATGTCTTTCTATTAAACCATCGTCTCTTGCTTTTTCCATCTCGTCTCCATGTATTGATGCGGCCATAACATAATTCTTATTATCACACTCCTTTAAATACTCAAACATCTTTTCATTATCATTCTTCTCTTTTGTTGGATGTATCCACATCTTTTGAAAATTCCATGGTTCTTCTTTCAATTTATTTAGCGCAGGTATTCGTTTTATCCAATCTTTCGTCTCATTATTCTTATTCCATAACTCTAATTTTTCACATCCAGTTAATACCATCCATGCTAATACAGGATATCCACCTGCTAATTTTGAATATGAACCACATACTTTTGCAAGTGCCTTTTCTAAAAGTAATATATACATTTCATTCTCATTTGGTTGAGCAAAAAGAGGACGCGGGATATCATACCATTTCTTCTCGGCACATGGTATTCTGTCATCTATTGTTATTGTTTCCCAATTTTTTGAACATATATTATATAATTTCAATTCATATTTACCTTCATCAGAAATCTCATTCGTTTTAAAAATATTTTTTTGGAAATAATTTGGAAACTCTGCTAAAGTAGATAATGCACATAATAACCAACAATCGCCCAATCCCCCCTGCAATATATCATTCGGTTCTACACCGTGGAATAATACCATTTCTGCACATTGAGGTTGTAATTTACTTGCTCTTATCCAAGACGCATTTTCATGTTTTACATCGCCAATAGAGTTGTTATTTGCTGGAAAATCAGTATCACAAAATAGCCCATTTTCTTGTCCCTGTGTCATATACTCAGAATCACAGTTGTAATAAGACTTTACTACTATCCCAGATTTTGTCCAATCAGCAAGCTCCGGTGATATTATATTTCCGTCTTTACTTTTCATATACATATAATTCGAATTACATGAACCTCCTATACCCCAACAATACCTATTTCTATATAAATACTTATGATCTTCCTCATTATAATATACTTCCCTACCATATACCTTCTTTCCAGTCTTTTTATAACCTCCGCGAATATTATAGTATTTTGAATATACTATTATCGCATCCGGAATTTTATATTCTGTCTTTATATCGCTTTCGTCATTGAATAAACTACACTTCTCCACATACATTTCATCATCCTTTATCCATTTTCTCGTATTATTCAATACCTCCCATTTACCTTTTGATAAAATATCAGAACATTTACAATATGCTCGAAATGAAAGACTATATAGTCTTGTTCCAATTACATAATAATCTGGGCGAACTTTATATATAAACATATCAGACTCTACATTACTAAATATATCTTCGCCCAATTTTCCCTTTTTTGATAAACATTGATATTTTCCTGATAAGTTTTTACCACCATACTCTTTTGAACATTTCACAATTATCCACATATTAGTTAATATTACTAAAACATCTGTTTTCTACATTTTTAATTCTTTCAATAATTAATGAACCAATCTATTAACTTGAACCTGTTACTAGATATCACCATCATGGGATTAATACTCGCCATTGGATTCCTAATACCCAGTCTTTTTCGTTCAAATTCACAAGAAGGTTTCAAAAATCCATTCAAAAAACCTTTCAAAAAACTTGAAAAACAATTCAAAAAACTTCAAAAAGAAGCAAAAAAAGCCGGAAAGAATGTTGTGCAATGTGAAAAAAGACTTAAAAGACATAAAGATAAACTTGCA